AAGGATAACCATGGCAGCCAAGAAGCCAACAACAAGAAAATATCGGCAGGCAAAACAGGCTGCCAAACCTGCTGCTAAGGAAGCGTTTCCTGGTAAGAAGCAAGCAGCAAAACGTGACCCTAAGCTAAAGATTAGTTTAGAAGATAAGCAAATTGCTGACGAAGTAAAGCAAACGGCTAAGTCTGAACTTGGCAAGAATGCATATCTCAGCAAGTCTGAATACAACATGCAGCAAGCTGCATCTCGTGCAAGATTCCGAGAGGCAATGCGTGAAGAGTTCGGCGAATACGGCGGAAAGAAAGCTTCACCTGCTGAATCAGAAGTATCTAGAGCAGCAAAAGCAACTTCAGCAGGAAATGGTTCTTCTCTTGTAGAAGATGGCAAGGTTGTATCTAAGGCTCGTGCTGAAGAAATCATGTCAGGCAAGAAAGAATCACCTGCTAAGAAGAAGGCAGCAACAAAGAAGCCTTCTTCTACTAAGAAGCCAGGAGTCGACGTTAAAAATGTTGCAAAAACTGTAGGGAAAGCAGCTGCTGCTGCTAAAACAGTTAAGTCTGTTGCTAAAGGTAGTAAGTCTGCTGCAAGAGCAGCACGTTCTGCTGCAAATAAAGCAGCATGGAAGAACATGACACCAGAAGAGCGCAAGAACTGGAAAGCAAATAAGCCAGGGTCTAAGACAGAAAAGCCTTCTAAGTATCAAGCAGCACGTAACGCAGGTAAGACACCAGCAGACGCAGCTAAAAAAGCTAACCCAAGGTTGTTTAAGAATCCTACGGCAGAAGCACCAGTAAGAATGCCAAAGGAAACAACAAAGACAACACCAACAAACGTTAAGACTACACGTCCTACGGATGCATCACTTCGCGCAAAGGAAGATGCGTATCTTGATGAAACTAAAAAGCGCATGGCTGCAAAGAACAAAGCTCTTGCTAACTCAGCTAAAGGTAAAACACAAACACCTCAAGCAGAAAAAGCTAGAGCTACTGCAAAGCCAGAACCAAAGAAGTCAGCACCTATTAAAAAAGGTTCAAAGACAGTTCGCGTTGCTAAGTTTGCAGCTAAGAAGTTTCCACTTGTAACACTTGCGGGTGAAGTTGGTTCGGTTGCTAAAGGTTCAACCGCTAAAGACCTTACTGAGATTAATCGCCTCAAGGCGAAACTTGGCGATAAGCCAATGTCAGCTAAAGAAGGTGCAGCAACACAGGCAAGTAACCTTGCTAACCTTGCAACACTAGGTCTTGTCGGTAAGACTCGTCGTCAACGTATGGATGAACTTAACGCAAAGATTAAGAAGCAAGAAGCTGCAACAGCAAAAGCTAATAAGGGATTACGTTATGGTAAAGGTGGAGAAAGCCTAGTACCAGGAACTGCAGCATATAAGGCTGGTTCTTCGACACGTCCTTCAGCAACTGCTTCTTCAACAAAGCCAACGGTTGGTGCAGGTGGTTCAACCACTAAGTATACAGTTAAGAAGGGCGATACCTTGTCAGGTATTGCTAAGAACGCAGGGCTTTCACTTTCAGAAGTTCGTGCATTAAATCCAAAGCTAATGAACGACCCTAAGTACAAAAAGGGTGCAGCAATTTGGTCTGGAACAAAGGTTAACGTTAAGAAGAAATAGGTTAAACAATGTCAATGATGCAACCTTCGGGTCCTGGAAAGTTCGCTAAGCGAACCGATAGACAGGGTGCTATGAAGTTACCTAACGCTGCCTACGGTGAGCAGAAGCAGTTTCAAGCACAGCAAGCGGGAGCACCAATGGCAAAGGCACCTACTCAAAAAGTATCAAACTTAATAGCAGGTGCTTTGCCGTTAACTGCTCCAACTCGCAGACCCAACGAACCTGTAACAGCAGGCGTTGATTCAGGTCCAGGACCAGGTAGAGAAATCTTGGGTATTAAGTCTCCAAATGATGTTCAATTAGATGACTTAAACAAGATAGCAAAGTACATGCCATTGATGATGCAATTTGCAGAATCGCCAAACTCAACTGGCACAATGAAAGCATTTGTTAAGTATCTAAGGAGTCAAACCGAATGAGAGCACTCAAGAAGTTCGAAGAGAACCTTGAGTACCTTGGCTTTGACATGGCTCCACTTGCTTGGGATATTGCACGTATGAACTTCCCAAACGATGATGACCGACTTGCTCTATTAGAAGAATTGACTGTTAAGAAGGAGGTCACACCAGGTGTCAATGACGGAATGGTGGAATGACCCACGGTATGAACAGCAACCTTCTAAAGTTAAAACATCTAAAATAGATGATTTTAAAAAGCAAACTGACAAAACCAAGGTAGGAAAAGCTGAAGCAGCTATCGTACCCAAGGTAGCAGAGGCTCTTGAGGCAGGTAAGAAGAAGCCAATTCTTGGCGCAGTTCTTAACCCAGCAATGCGTGTGCTTGAAACATTCGGTACACGTGTTGTTCAGCCAGCTACTCAAGCAGTATCAACTGCACTTCTTACGCCACAAGCTATGGCTGCTGGCAAAGGAAACGTTGTTGAATCTTTTCGTTATGCTAAGAAGCAATCTGAAAAAATTTCAATGGGTCAGGCACTTGCAGGCGGTGTTGGAAAGATTGCATCTCCAGTATTAGGTGATATAACAAACACTACATTTCTTGATGAAGACTTTGATATCTTCAATGACAAGAAGCGTGACAAGGCATTCAGAGATGAATGGATTGGTATTGTTGCATCTGGTTCTACTGATTTAGCTTTAGCTGCACTTGGAACTAAAGGTGCTGGCGGAACCATTCGTTATGCTGGAAAGAAAGTTGCTGGACCAAAGCGTCTTGCTACACCAGATGACGTTAATAAGTTTCGTGAAGAACTTGAGACAGCAGTCACTGAATCTGTATTGCCAGCTACCCAACGTACCAAAAGCGGTCTTACCGTATTGGTTGATGACGCTGTCAAAGAAAAAGATTTAACTAAGCTTGCTGCTAATCCACTTATCAGTGAAACAGCAAACCCATACCGTACGGCAACAATCGTATCTAGGTTAGATAACCACCGCGATGTAGCAGATTACTTGCTAGCAGAACGCGGTGACTTGGACGCATTTAACCGCTTCTTTAATAATAAGCCACTTGATGCTGACCATATAGATGACTATGGGTTTGATAAGACTTCTCCTCTTTCTGATTGGTCGAAAGTAAATGAAGAACTTTTGGACCCTAAGATGGTATCAAGAATGCAACGCATCCTTGATGCCAAGAAAGCGTCTGACCCTAAACTTGCACGTGCATTAGAAGAGTTTGCAACTAACCTACCTCGTGGTGCTAACGTTGAAAGTTACCGTCCAGGACGTTTCGCTGCACTTGAATCACTTGGTCTTGCCAAGAAAAAGATTGCACTTCAAGCACAGTACGGCGACCTTAAGTTATTTGGTGCCGACGGTGGCGAAGGTTGGAAGACAGAAGTTTACCAAACAAATACTTATGACCGAGTCATTCGTACAATTGCTTGGGTTGGCTCAGGTCGTCCACAGGGATACATTAATATCTCTAACCCTCGTTCCTTTGAAGCAGCTAATGATTTACTGTCAGACCTGAATCGTCTTCAATTTTTAAGTGGAGACGCAGGTGCATTGTTCAAGCGCAAGATGGTAAATAAATTTCTCAATGCACAAGATGATACCCAACGTGCTATTGCTTTAGGTGAAATCGAAGAGACGGTTATGATTCGCCTAGCTAAGTTCTACGGCGTAACAGACCTTCAAGATATTCGTACACCTACTGACGCCATTGACCAGATTAAACAATGGCGCAATGGAGCCAATGAGTCACGTTCAACCATTAAGCAGTTTGCGGTTAAGAACGGTTGGATTCCAGCTGCAGATGGTTCTATTAACGTACAGAACTTTATCTCTGTAGCAAATGAAGCACAGACAATCCCAATGCTTGATTTCCGTCGACTAGAAGCAGAAGTAATTATCAATGCTCGTCGTGCTGCAGGCAAGGGAACAAAAGTAACTGAAGGTCAATATCGCGGAGCAATAGCATCCAAAGCTGCAATGAACACTGGTCAGTTCCTTGATTTAGCTAACATGGTTTTCTCAAACCTTAACTTGCTTCGCCTTGCTTACATTCCTAAGAACTCTATGGTTGACCCATTTGCTCGCGCATCTATGGCGCTTGAGTCATTTGATTTAATACGCAACTCATCTAAGGCAATGGATAACGTTGCATACAACACAAGCCTACGTGCCGAATCACTAAAAAGATTTAAGCCAGGTTCACCAAAGGCTAAAGCTCGCAAGCGAGCAGAGGCTGCTAGGTTTGAAATTGAGCAGTACCGCAGCGAAATGGAACCAAAGGTTGCTGCATGGGAAAAGGCTCAAGACCTAGTTGGTCCAGCAGAAAAAGCTTTTAAGAAAGCGGAAACTGCCCGTAATAAGGCACTAGCTCGCGCTAACAAAGCAACACCTGCGGATGCAGCAAAGGCACAGACTGCGCTGTACGCAGCAGAAGATGCTCTCTATGAGGCACGTGTAGCACTTGGCGAAGCCAATGATGAACTGTCACGTTCTGCAGATGCTGTCAACGGTTATGCACAACTTATTGACAAGACTCGCAAAGACTGGGTTGAATACGAGACTTCACGCGGGGAAGCCAAAGCTGGCATCAAACGTATCGGTCAAGAAGACGATGTCATTGTAAGTTCTAGTGGCAAACAATACACCATTCAAGGTCTTGCAGACCCTAACGTACGTGGTGTTGGTCCCTATATGTCTGAAGTGGATTCAGCACAGAACTTCTTAACAACTTCTATGCAATCAGAGATTGCTCGCAAGCTTCGTGCAGACGGTACACGTTTTGTAAAGATTAACCGTAAAGACCGAGCAGAGTACATGAACGCTTTGACTCATATTGCTAACCGTCAGATTCGTAACGAAATTGATTTGCCTCTTGGCATGATGATTCGTAACGACTCTACTGGTCAGATTCTTGAATGGCTGTACAGTCCAGCAGGCAAAGAGTACAGATTGCGTATGGGTAGTCGTTTTAATAAAGACCTTACTCGCGATGACTTGGCTAACTGGATTGATACAACCAGAGAAAAAATCTTTATGATGTATCCAGACGAATCACTTCGTCGTACAATTTTAGACCGTCCAGTTACAGTTGATGAAGTTGATTCAATCTTGTACGGACGTCCAGATTTGCCAGAAACAATTGACGGTCCAAGTCTTAAACTTAACGACTTGAATAATTTAGAACGTGGATTGGCTAAGGCTCAAGGTGGAGTTGACGCAGCATGGCGTATCTTGTCTGCTGCTGAAAACCGTTTAGTACGCAACCCACTGTTTTTAATCTACACTCGTCAAGAAATGAAGACGATGGTAGATGCAGCAGAACGTGCTGGCATCAATGTATCTGAAGCGGTTGTCAATCATGAAATCCGCCAAGCTGCATACCGCAAAGCACTGTCACGTGTTGAAGAAACACTATACTCATCACGTCGCCTTAGCAACGGTATGTACGTAGCACGTTATGCCATGTCATTCCCGCTAGCATTCTTTAACTCACAAGCGGTAGCGCTTCGCCTATTGGCTCGCAACCCAATGAATGCATACTGGTACAACAGTATCCAGCAAGCATTTGATAACTTTGAATCATACGAAGACCAAGATGGAAATACTTACAAGAGCATCAAGGATGTTCCACCAGGAACTCAAGTATCTGTAAAGTATCCAATCCCATCAGGGTTCGGTGATTCTCTAGAAAAACTTCCAGTTGTCGGCAAGCTTGCAAAGCAAGCGCTTTCACCTTACACAGATTCTCGTGGTGGTGGAGTTCGATGGAACCCTAAGCAACTTGAGTTCATGCTTGCAGACCCTTCCGTATCTTGGTTCGGTGGTATTGCAATTTCCGAAATCGTTAAGAACGGTATCGGTGTTGGTCCATGGAAGATTTACGGTGAGCAGGTAGCACAAGGATTACGTAACATGCTTGGCGATGACGTATACGAATCAAGCGTACTTTATGGTGGATACCCACAAGAAGGTGGCGGATTCGTAGAGACAACAGCCAACGCAGTAATTCCTGGTTATATGAAGTCTGGTCTTGCAGCACTTGGATTATTTAGAGACGACCGCTTCCTTGATGAAACAAACGTTCAATATCGTATGGCTTATAGCCAATGGGATAAAAACGGTCGCGTAGGCGAGCCTCCAACCATGACACAGGCAGCGCGTAACGCTGGAGTAATGTCATTTATTAGAGCCATTGTTCAGTTCTCTATGCCAATTTCTACATCATTTGACCCTGTTACACGTGCAGCAACTGCATGGTATGCAGAGTTGGTTGAAGCAGCAGGTGGAGATTACAAGCTTGCAGACCAGATGTTTGCCGAAGACTGGGGAGCTGATGGAATTGCACTTGTTGGGTCCAACAAGAAAAACATTTCTGGTTTAGCCACAACATTAGATGACTTGAATGTTCTTCGCAAGAATCCAAAGTTAATTGAAATGCTTGGTCGTGCTAACACAAAGTATGCAGCAATGCTTTCATCTGGCTACGGAGACTTGGCAACAAGTTCTGAATACTCAACAGAAGTTGCAGCAATCTTTAAGAAGCTTAACTTTCCTGGCTTCAGTAGAACTCCAATCACAACCAAGAAAGATGAGAAAGAGTTTACTCAGAGTGTTGAGGCTCGTCGTGGTTGGTATGAATTCCAAAAGGCTCAAGAATGGCGTGACGCCAAGATGGTTGAGTATGGGATTAATTCACCAAACGAAGTTATGTTTGAGCGAAGCGGTATCAAACGCGAGTACGACAAGATGGTTCAATCTATCGTTGACGACTTCCCAGCTTGGGCAGCAGACCGCAAGAACACAAACGATGAGTACTGGTCTGTAATGATTCCATCTGTTCAAAAGATTGCAGATGATATCGACTGGAGAACTTACGCTTTCAATAAGGGAAGTTCTAAGTGGGAAGAGATTGCCTACTGGCTAGAAGAAGCAAAAAGCTTCAACAAGGCTTATGAGGCACAAAACAATACGAACGACCGCAAACTTGTTCTCAAGCAACAGTTCGCTCAGTTCCATTACGACTTCTTGCAGACAGCATCAGAAGAATTTGCTGCTTTTGCATATCGATGGTTAAACAATATGCCTCAACTAGATACAGAATTCACGGTGACTAATGGCTAAGAAATACAAAAAGGGTGACCCAGCACCAAAGGCGAAAGACTATCCAGCAAACTCTGCTGGTAAAGCTCGCTATCAAGCTGATTACAAGTCTTGGCAATCAGCTCAAACACCTACAACTGAAGCATTAGACACCCCTCCTATTCTACTTCCTGGTATTAAAACTGGTGTAGACGCACAACAAGCCAAGGATTGGTTTGAGTTTACTGCTGCTAAAGCAGCAAAGGGAACACCTGCTCGTAAATATTACGATGCATTTATTGCACGATTAGCCAAAGCTGGTATTCCAAAGTCAAAGTATTCATCTGTTTGGGCTGACGCAGTAGCGTGGACACAGGCTCCAGGGTCTGGTTCTAAAGGTGACCCAGCGTTGTATCAGTTCAATCCATCTGATTACACTGGCTCAGGCACAGCAAAGACTCCTGCAACAAGCAAGAGCAAGGTAACAACAACTACTCAGTACAGCCCATCATCTGCTGGTGCAGATATCAATAGGTCTATTGAGGCAGAACTTGGTCGCACTGCTAGTGGCGATGAGGTAGCAGCATATCTTGCTGGCGTTAACGAGAAGGCAAAGCTAGAGCCATCTGTCTATAGCAACACAAGTACAACAAAGGTAACTGGCTCAGGTGCTAGCGGAGTAAGTAACACCGTTACTCAGGCAACCCAGTCAACTGGGTTTGACCCAACAATCTTTGCACAGAACTTTGCTCGTAGCCTGCCTGATTATGCAGAATCTTTTGCTGCAAAGAATTTCTTAAAGCTTGTCGAAGGACTTATTGGTCCCGACCGAACAGCAATCGGAAAGGTGGTTGAGCAGTAATGGCAGCAGCAGATAGTGCAAATGCAGCACGTATAGCGCAACTACAAGCAGGACGTAGAACTCTTCTTAGTCAGCAGCAACCAGTAACAAACAACACATTAAGCAGCTCTGTTCCACAAACCAGAGACACGCTTTCTATGGCAATGCTGCAATCAAAGTTCGGTATTGCTGCTGCAGTTATCGGTGCTGACCCAAGCCTTAAGGCTGCGCTTGAAAGAATCCTCGGCGCCAATGGCGGACCGATGATTACTGACCCATACCTACAAGAACAGATTATTAAAGAATCTTCTTGGTGGCGTGACCAAACAGATAACCAACGTCAATATGCCTATGCTAAACAAACCAACCCAGGTCAGTTTGCTGCAGATTTGCAGCTAAACGCTAGCGAAATTGTTAAGAAGTTTGCAGCTAACGGTATGTCCATTAGCGCTGATGATGCAATTAAGTATGCCGAGCAGATGATGCAGCAGGCAATCATTAAAGATGGCAAGGTAGTTCGTTACGACACAGATTACCTAAACACTTTAATGGCAAACGCAATTGACTTTACAAAGAATGACAAGATTGGCGACCGAGTTGTTTATACAAAACTTGCTGGCAATCTTGAGACATTAGCGCAGAGCTTATACAAGCAAGCATGGGACTATGGTTTCCCACAGACAATGTCTAACACTGGATTTACTAACTGGTTTGAGGCAAGCATGAAGGGTCTAGTTTCTGGAAATCTAAACCCACAACAAGTCGATGACCAACTTCAAGCACGAGCAAAGTCATTTGCTCCTGGTCTATCTAATCTTATTGACCAAGGTCAGACGCTACGTCAAGCAGCGGACCCATGGCTTACAGCAATTGCTGACACATGGGAACTCGGCAGCGTAAATGAAATCGACCTTAATGATGCGACTGTTCAGAAAGTATTGAACTACACAGATGAAAAGGGAAATGTTTCCCCTATTAATCTTTATGATGCTAAGAAGATGGCTCGTCGGGACACAGTTCGATTTGATGCAACGCAAACAGCCAAGCAAGAAAAGACGAGAATTGCAAGTACTCTCTTGCGCGACATGGGATTCTTGGGGTAGCAGATGCGCTTTTACGATAGAATGATGACGGATGGTGGCGGTTCAGACATCCCAGACCTTGTTTCTGCTTTTGATGTATTTAATGCAGATGAAGAGACATACTTTGGCGCAGAAGACACAAACGACGACGGCAAGATTCTTGGTGATGAAGGTGCTGACGAAGGTTATGATTTCGGCAATGCTGAAGATAACCCAGACTTTGACTATAACCCATGGGGCGAAGACGATACAGATACAACTGGCGCTGAAATATTAGATTACGACCCAAATGATTATGCAAGTGTTGACTCAGGTTATTCAGGTTTAACAGACGAAGAGTTAATGGCTGAGTACGATAATCTTCTTGAACTTCAAGGAAATAGTACTGCAGGTGGTGCAGCATCTTGGCGTATTGGTGAAGAGCTCAGCATGCTTGAGCTTGAAATTGATGAACGTAATAAGAATTTTGTACCAAGGACATTAGGAACACAAGGCGGTGGAAACAACGGCGCTGGCGGAACATTAAGTGCTGGTGCTGGTGGAGAAGGTCCTGCTGCTGCTGCACAAAAGGCAGTACTTGACCAGATTGCTGCACTAACAAAGCAGATTGCCGACCTTGAGGCTGCACGTGCAGCAGAAGCTGCTAAGCCAAAGGTTGTAGGCGTACGTACCGTACGTAAAAAGGGTGGAATTGTTGAAACCATTGAGGTTATGTCAGATGGTTCACAAGGTAAAGTCGTTGATACATACAAGGACTTTGGTGCTCGTGACTCAGTAATGAAGATGTTTGAGAATACTGGTCTTGGCAATAAGTTTATTACTACATTGATGGACACCATCGATAAGGTATATGAAGAAAACATCATGCCAACTGATGACCAGATTCTTAACAGTATCTATAACAGCGAAGCATACAAGACACGATTTGCTGCAAATGAAGCTATCAAGAAGCGCATGGCTGAAGGCAAGGGAATGCCTGGTGACAGACTCCTTACACCTAAAGAATATATTGATACCGAAATCCAGTATCGAGAAATCATTCAGAACGCTAGCCTTCCAGAAGGATTCTACGATACACAGGATGACTTCACTAAGCTTATTGAGAATAGCATTAGTGCAGCTGAGCTAACCGAACGTGTAAACATTGCAAAGAATATCTTGCAGAACGCAGACCAGAACATCAAGGATGCATTAAAGAATTACTATGGTCTTTCAGAGAATGACATGGTCGCTTATCTTCTTGATAAGGATAAAGCATTCAACCTTATCGATTCACGATTTAAGTACTCAACCGCAGATGCAGGACAAATGCTTACAGCTGCCGAAGTTGGTGGCGCTGCAACACGTGCAGGCATGGGTGCTAGTAGAGGATTTGCTGAAGAGATTGCTGCTGCTGGTAAAGCAGCAGGTGCTGAAGAAGCATTCCAAACAGCAGCTCGTAACCAAAGTGACTACGCAAGATTGCTTGCTCTATACGGTGAAACCGCTGGAGAAGAAGACCTTGCTCGTCAGCAACTTGCTCTTGCAGGTGGCACAGACGTTGCACTTAAAACTAAGAAGCTTGCTTCGAAGGAACGTGCAAAGTTTGCAACACGTGGTGCAATCGAGAGAACATCTCTCGGTCGCTCATCTGCAGCAGACGTATAACTAGATTCCGTCCCAGACCTTCCAGCCCTGGAGATGTGTATAAGCCTGGAAGTCATCACGTCTACGAATCACTACCCCTGGTGAAGAGTACGTGTGGTGCAAACCCGATGAGGGTCAACTACTAATAGGGAGAAAAACAATGGCAGATAACTACGAATACGATATCGAAGATGACGAAGACTACAGCGGTACTGACTTGGTCAAGAAGCTTCGCAAGCAAGTTGATGTACTTCAGAAACAACTGAAGGAAAAAGACTCGCTTATCGAAGAGTTCACGACTTATAGTCATGAAGCATCAATCGGAGAAATCCTAGAATCATTCGGACTAAATGCAAAAATCGCTCAGTTCATTCCATCAGAAGTCGAAGCCGACCCTGATGCAGTAGCTGAATGGCTAAATGAATACGGCGATGCCTTTGGTATTGAAGCCGTTGAAGAGGGAGGCGAAGCCTCTCCAGACGCTCAAGCATATGAGCGTATGTCATCTTTGGATGATGGAGAAGTAGACCCTTATGTTGGACATGATTTGCAAACACGCATTGACAATGTCACATCTAAGGAAGAGTTACTCAAAATCATTCAGGGCTGATACATCCACATAAACCCTAATAGAAAGATATAAACGTGCCAACAACACCAGCAACGTCAACAACGACATCAACGATGTCGAACTTGATTCAGACGTCGTATGATAAGTTGATTGAGTTTAATCTTCGTTCAGAACCAATGTTCCGCAAGTTTGCAGACAAGCGTCCTGTCGATGTAACAAACCCAGGCAACACCGTCGTCTTCCAGGTCTACACAGACCTATCACGTGCTACAACAGCACTAACTCAAACAGAAGACCCAGATGCAGTAACACTTAACAACACTAACCGTGTTAACGTAACAGTTAACGAATACGGTAATGCTGTTATTACAACTGAGCGTCTGGCTCTTGAAGCACTTTCAGCAATTGACCCAGCGGTTGCAGACATGTTGTCATTCAACATGCGCGACTCACTTGATTCACTAGTATGGAACAAGTTGACATCAGTTGCAACAGGTCGCTTTACAGGTACATCATCTGCCGATGAATCAACAGTCAACGGTGAGAACGTATCTGCAAGCACAACAGCTCCAAACTTCTCAGCAGCACTTGCTCGTAAGGGTGTAGCTAAGCTTCGCGGAGCATCTGTTCAGCCACGTGATGGTGGATTCTACACAGCACTGATTCACCCAGATGTGTCATTTGACCTTCGTTCAGAAGCAGCAACATCTGGAAACGTTTCATGGCAGCTACCACACACCTACACAGAGGCTGGCGTTGCCAACCTATGGAATGGTGAAATCGGTATCTTCGACCAGGTTCGTTACATCGAAACACCACGTGCTGAGTCAATCTCAGGTTCAGGAACATCTAAGGTTTACGCAACTGTAATCCTTGGAAAGCAGGCTCTTGTTGAGGCTGTTTCATATGAGCCAAAGACTGTTATCGGTCCAGTTACAGATAAGTTGATGCGCTTCCGCCCAGCGGGTTGGAAGGGTCTACTCGGATGGAACGTCTACCGCAAGGAAGCACGTTACGTCATCCAGACTAAGTCAAGCATCGCAACAGCGTAACTTTGACAGGAAGGGGGAGGGCAACCTCCCTCTTCTACTTAAGGGAGATATGGCAAAGAAAAAACAACAACCAGACACAACCTTTTTAACACCGCTTAAGTTACATGCTGTACAAGCTCACGAGCTTTACACAGAGTACAAAGATGCGGGGTTTACAGAAGGTGAAGCATGGGAATTACTAATGCGCCAACTTCCTGATTTGGAATTAGAGGCACTTGATTTTCTAGAAGAGGGGTTAGACGATGTCGATGAAGAATGAGAAGTACCCATCAAA